CCTGTGGGCATCTAGCCTTGACTAACTGATCGTTGATTCTCGGCATTGCCGTAATCGTGATGGATTCGGTCTGTGGTTCGATGCTTTCTTCCTTGGTGCTTCCGTTCGTTGCCGGTCTTGATGCGACACATCTGTACATACAATGTTTCGTTGCTGATTCATCGCCTTCAAATTGGAACAGAAGAGCGAACTCTTTCTGTACATCGTTTGCGTGTTCAACGTACATACCTTTTTGGTCAAGGATTTCGCCAAGAACGGCAGTTCTAAATGAATCAGGCAATAAGGCTAATTCTAAATCGCCCTGATAGCCGTTGTTCGCACTAGATGTGAAATAAGCGATGTTGTCAGCATAGAACGTATTGGTATCGCCCTGTGCTTCCAAGGACAGAGAAACTGCACCAGGAAGTGCAACAGGATCTGCATAGGTCAATACTCCTGTGCCATCATCGGTGGCAACTGCATAATAGCATTTGGAAATGCCGTATTTGATTTTGTTTGCCATATGACTCCTTTATTCAGTAATTACTTCTGTGACATAAGTGATTTGGAAAAGATTTTCCTGTCTTATGTATGTTTCTGTTTTGTCATAAAAAAAGCCATTCTCATTAAGAACGGCTTCGATAGTTTGCTCAAGAGCAAAGTCTTTGGTGCTTTCATACAGTTCTATGTTTAACGTATCGATTGAAACATAGTTTATATTGTCAGCACCAAAGTCATCGTTGTTAGGATAAGTGAATACGATATAAGGTGCTTGTGGTGCTTCGTTGTTTGGAAACGAGTCATAAACAAAAGGCAAACCGATGCTTTCAATCATTGATGCTACTTCTTGAAATGTCATGTTAATCTCCTTTTGATCTCTTCCTCTAGCTTCTTTTGTGCTTCGTTATTAACTTCTTCGATATGTGGAAAAGCCTGAACACTCTGCCCTGTATCTTTTCCCCATAGCCACTTTGCGTGACCACTCTCTAACAGATGTGTAAGCATATATACTTTGTTGTGAACAATGGCTTCCAAACTGTAACGAGTTTGGTTGAAAGTTATTGTCCAACCTTTTCTGTATTCGCCCTTTTTTCCGTTTTTGAATGATCCGGCAACATGAAGTTGTTCCTCGGCTTCAAAAGCCGTTTCCATCACAACCTTGGCACTTTCATCTTCAACCTCTTGGGCATAGTCTTTAGTGATTTTCATCACTTCACTTGCGAAGTTGTTGAAGTTTACCTTTTTACTCATTGCCTTTGCGTAACTCGGTGTACAGTTCTATCTCATCAACAGAACGATTATAAGTGCGATATATCGTGTACTGTTTTCCGTTGTACTCGATAATCTTTTCACCAGTGTAATCGAATTGAAACATGGTGAATCTGTATTGAGGATTCAATCCGTTTCGACCACCTTCAAACCATTCTTGTGAAGTAACCGAAGTTACATTCACATAGACAGGATGTCTTGTTGTGGTTTTATCCATTGCACCGTACTCGTTCTTTGTATAAGACTCGACTACAAGATAGGCTAATTCACTTCTGTTCATTTTAACCAATCCGTATAGCCTGTTGCCATCTGCAACTGTGCCTTTTGTTCATCGTAACTTGCTTTGAGTCGGTCTTTGTCTTCGGCATCACCGAAATGGTATTTGCAATAGGTACATACGGCTCTAATGATTAACGGATCAGTAACAGTATCTATTGTGTACTCATTGACTCCGGCGATCTTCAAATCCAACAGACAGGCTTTGATCAAATCTTCGATTTCACTGTCAAAGGCATCGGTCACGATACGCAAGGCTAATTTGACTTTGTTAAGTATCGTATTCATAACTTCTCCTTTGGAAGAAAAGGCGAAGAGTTTACTTCGCCTTTCTAGTTGTTCTTTTTTTGACTTCAGGTATTTCTACTTCGGTCTTGCACAATTCTGCGATGCCAAGTGAGAAAAGTCTTTCGGCTTCTGCTTTAGTGACTTCCACTTCGCATGGCTCGACAAGAATATGTGTCGGTCTTGTGATTTTAACTCTCATGATTAGGCTTTCTTGACCTGAACGAATGCGTTCGGTTTGATGTAACCGATTCCGGCTAACACTCTGCCAACGATCTTGACAAGGTCTTCTTCTGCCTTGGACTTGTCATCAAAGACAAACTTGATATCTCTTCCGTTAGGGAAGTTTGCGATGATGGACTTCAGGTCACCAACTAACATATAGGTTGCGTTGGCAGTTGCATCAGCATAGTTTGGAAGAGCATCGGTGTGCAGTACAGTAATACCATCAAGTGGATCACCGACATTTTCGCCTGAAGCGACCTTTAAAGCCTTGATTGCTGACTCGGTCGATCTTGTCATGATTGCGACCAGGTCTGTTGCTTCAGCAGACAGTAAGCCTTCAGCTTCAACGATAGTGGAAGCAGTTAATGCCTTTGTCAACTGTGGGACTGCCGGAGCAGATGCGGTTGAAGTAGCCGGAGCATTCTTGATTGCATTGACAACAAGAGATGCCAACTTCTTAACGATTCTGTAAGCAAGTTCATCATAGATGTAGTCCATGAATTCTTCGCCACCGATTTCGTACTGTTCCGTGGTTACATACAGCCATTTCTTCACGGATTCAGGTTTGATTTCAACTGAACCTAAAACGAGTTTTTCTTCAGCCGGAGCTTCTGCACCTTCTGCATGGACTACTGCTTCAGTAGCAGAAACTTCAAAGCCAACCTTTAAGTTGCCCTTCAGGAAACGAGGAGCAATTCTCTGCATGATCTCATCGTTTTCCCATGCAGTCTGCACCTTGGTTTCGAGCATGACAGGAACAGGATAAACAGTATCGTTTTCGCCGACATTGTCTGCATCTGCGTTGGCAGTTAAAATCTTACGCAGTTCCTTGTCATTCTTGTAGCCGGATAATACCCAATCAGCATATGCCTTTGCATATTCGTTGGTCTTTCTCAATTCCATAATGTTCATTTTGTTCTTCCTCTCTTCGGTCGGTGTGACCTCAACTTCTTTGCCGTTCTTTAAGGCTTCCTCGGCTTCCTTTTTCCTCTGTTCGACTTCTTCAAGGATCTGTGCTTTTCTCTTCTCAAGTTCCTCGACTTCTGCCGTAAGAGAATCGATGTCGGCATCTTCGCTCTTCAGCAGTTCTTCAATCTCTGCTGATCTTGTTTCGATGTCGCTCATCTGCATTTCATCAATTTTCATTTTTTGACTCCTTTAATGCTTTCAGCCTTTCAACAAGATTCTCCTTCTTTTCCTCTAATGCTTTCCGTTCTTCCTCAAGGCGAATTCTCTCCGTTTCGATCTCATCGATTGCTCCATCGATGTGATTTCTTGCAGAAATTTCGGTGTAGTCATTAGCCGGAATTGATACGGCTGACACATCATACAGTTTGCCGATTGCCTTAATAGTCCTTAAGTAACCATAATCAGCTTCGGCAAATTCATCATCGGTTACTGTAAAACCGAATGACATCTTGTTAATATAGCCACCTTTGATTTCCTCATAAAGGTTTCTACCATTCGATGTACCACCTAAATAGGCTTCGACAAATAAACCATGGTCATCTACTGTCAGCTTCAAAGTGTCATTTGATAAACGAGCAAACACAACACCTTCGTGATCGTATTGCATGATGACATCGCTTCTGTCTGCGTTGTCAAATGCGTTTCTGCTGACCTGTTCTTTTACCACTTTTCCATCACCGATGTCATATAACGTATAAGGCTCATCGAATGTAGTGGCATAGCCTGTGACAGTATAGTCATTTTCCTCTTCGGTTTCCCTGACCTCAAGGATCATTTTTCTATACTCTCGACCCTGTTCAATTTTCTTCTTCATTGCTTCCGTCATCTACTGTTTCTCCTTCAGTTAGTTTGTATTCACCTCTTATGTAGGCAACATCACCATTCGGTAATGGTGAGTAGTTAAATAATTCTCTTATTTCGTTGATTGTTAAAATACCTCTGTCGCCCAAATCTCTCGCAACTTGGACTTTTGCCGTTTGGCTCATGTACTGTAAACGATTCGCATTTACATAAACATGATTGCCGAAACTTCTTTCTCTTTCGGTGTAGATTGCCCTACTCATTGCTTCGCTTAACGCAATGGCGAACGGCTCAATTGCAGAGTTGAAGAACGCATCCAATTCATCGCTTGTGGCTTTGCCTTGGATGATGTTTTCATTGACTCCAAAGTAGTCATAGACATTCTTTTGGATCAGTTGCATCTGCTCGGCATCGATATTGTAAGGATTCGATTCGATCTGCCGAATATCCGTATAGGTATTAGGGAACAGTAACAGACCGCCATTTTCACCACTCAAGTTCTCTCTTGAGAATCTCTGTCTTTCTTCTGCCAAATCATCAGGCGAAGTAAAGTTGGACACTCTTGCCATGAATCTGTAAGAAGCTGAATTCTTAACGGCTTCTTTTATTCCCTGGTCTTGAATGGAAATTAAATCCATCGTGTTGTCTAACGCATGATTGTTGTCACCGAAGAAATCGCTCTTGTATTGGTGTTTATTAAGATAGGCACATCTGTCGAACTCAACGATTCCACTTTGGTTGTTTCTAAACGTATAGCGAAGCCACAGTTTCTTATTCTTGTCTTCAATCAGTTTGACTTTATCCGGCAAGACAGGGAAAAAACCAATGGTTTCCAAATACTCGTTTTGAACAGGCACGATAAACAGATTATTCGTACAATCCAATATCGTTGAGCATCTAGCCAAAAACTGTGGATAGGTCATCCAATCATTGGGATTGTGCTTGATCCTTGCTTTTAGATTGGGTTGTGCTTCGCCCTGAAGTTCTACTTTTAACTTTGAGATATGTCTTGCCTTTGCTTCGATTGCCGACCTGACTAATGCATTCTCATAAATAGAACCATAGTGATTGGTAAAAATAGGCTCATAGGCAGTTAGCAGTTTAAACTGTTCTGCGTTTTTTAACACCTTCGGTTCTTCATCGTTACCGAAAAGCCATTGGAATAAACCCATTACGTTCTCCTTTCGTTTGCCAACTGTCTGCCGATCTCATCCGACCATTTTTGCCTAACAGTCATCGCACATAAAAAAGAAGCCATTCCATCGATGTGGCTTCTTTGTTCCACTTTCACAAGTCTGCATCTTTCCGTTTCTGCGTTGATTTTTAAAGCTGAATTGAGAAAATGCAGTTTCAATAAATCGTTGTCACCGATATTTATTTTTCCATCCTTCATGAGTCCTTCGGTTTCCCTTATGACAGGAGTTAGATTTTCGCCCTGAAAGACATCATCCGTATGGAATCCGTACTGCTTCATATCGTTAATAAGATATTGACTAGAATATCGGTCATATCCAACCATCAAAACATATATCTTGTATTTCTCTATCAGTTCCTTTGCCCAATTGAAGCAATCCTGATAGTCGATAAAGTTATCACCACTTGGATATAGGAATCCTCGTTGCACATAGGCATTATAGGGAACGTTATCCCTTGCCGTTGCTTCTTCTATTTTATTAGCCGGAAGATAGAACCTTGCGAACGTATTTATAATGCCGTTCCTTTCAATCAGCAACGTACAAGCCGTAAG